GTGGTCATTTTCGGAGGCTTGCAAGCGGAAAAAATGTTTGGGTCAAGTCCTGCAAGGTGGGTGACGCCGGTAGGGGTGCGATATTTCACGACTACGCTATCAAGGAGAACCCATGACCAAAGACGAAGCATTGGACTTGGCGCTGGAGGCGTTGGAGACCTATTGGGGGAAAGCGGAGCACCGACGCACAAAAGAAGATGAATACCACGCCCAAGAAGCCATCACCGCCATCAAGCAAGCCCGTTCAGCACCTGTGCAGGAGCCTTTGGAATACTGGAACGCGGTTGAGGGCTGGGTAAAGATTGACGAGGTGCGTGAGCACTTTGATTCCGTTGGCTGCGGCACGATCTACAAGAACGCTGGCGAAGATCGTGTTCCGCTTTACACCGCAGCGCAGCGGCAATGGGTTGGGCTGACGGATGAGGAGCGCACAGAAATCAGGCGAGAACATTACGCACGAACACTGCCGCTTATGGATGCAGTCGAAGCCAAACTCAAGGAGAAGAACACATGAACGAAGACATGAAGGCCGCATGGCTTGAGATCACCCAAATGCTGGGCGAGCCCACCAAGGAGGAGCTGGACGTGTTCCTGCGCACCTGGCAGCGAGCCATCCAAGCCGAACGCGACCGCTTGGCCAAGGAGTGCTCACTGCTGCCCTTTGGAGACACTGCTGCCAGCTTTGCTGTGTGGATCAAGAACGGGGGCAAGGCATGAGCGACGGCGGCAAAGGATCTGGGCGACGACCTGGCACAGGCTTTCAGGATGGCTGGGAGCGGATTTTCAGGCCATCTGCACACGCTGCACACGCTGTGCACGAGCTAGCACATGCTGACCGAGTGCAGGAGGTGCAAACACCCCCCAAAATGGGGGTTTGCACCTGCACATGCACCCGCTCTGTAGGGGTAGGGGGGGAGCGTGTGCAAAGAATGAAGGAGAGCGAAACATGGACTGGGAAATGAAAGCCAGGATGCTGGCGAATGATCTGAGGGCGGCTGCGGTCGGCTGGCTGGTCGCGTGCTTGTGGCTTATGGTGGAGGTCGATGGCTGGCTGCTTGTGCTGCCAGTGCTTGGGGCTCTGGGCGCGGTCAATGCGCTGCGTGGTGCGAGAATCACGCCATGATGACGACGCAGCAACAGGACGACATTGGCCAGCGGTTGCAGGAGGCCGTGCTTCAGGCCGCCATGCCTGCGGAGGACATTGAGATCCCCGTGTTAGTGCCTGCTCACAATGAGGCCGGAAAAGCGGGAAAAGAGGGAAGCAGAGCGGGCGTGAGCCCGAAGAACGGCGCGGTGCTGCCGCAGGGCACCGGGCGGCCGCCCGGCGTCAAGAACCGGCTCACGAACCTGCGCGACGCGGTTCTAGAGGCGTTCGACCAGGTCGGTGGGGCTGAGTACCTGGCCAAGCTGGCGCAGGGCACCAGCAGCGATCGTGCGGCTTTTGTGGGCCTTGTGGCCAAGGTGCTGCCGACTCAGATCAACGCCAACGTCGAGGGCGGCATCCAGGTGCAGCTGAGCTGGCTTGGCGGTCGGTCAATTGGCACAACCACGGCACAAACGATTGAGCCGGTCACGCAAGTCGTTGATCTAGAACGGGATTCGGGCGGCAAGTACCGGATTAAAGATCCGGTTGGCACATCTGACGGTGTGTCGGCGGGCGGTTCTGATAGCCAGGCAGCGCAGAAGGGGCAGGAAGGCCCGCAAGATGCGTGAGGCCACTACCCCACCAGGTCGGGGTGGATCGCTCGCTGCAGGCCCGTCCAGAGGCCCTGCTGTGGCGAAATTTCCAGACCCCCATCCCCCCATCGAGCCGGGGGCGGGGGGTCGGCCGAAGCCGGGGGCCCCCGCCAAAATTCACCACCCAAAAAAGGCATGATGAGTGAACCTCAACGAATACCAACCCCGTGACGTCTTCACCCCCCTGCACAACCGCAGCAAGCGCTGGGTGTGCGTGGTGGCGCACCGCCGTGCGGGCAAGACGGTGGCCATGTGCGCCGACCTGGTGATCGGGGCGCTGGAGACAGCGCTCCCTAAACCCCAGTTCGCGTACATGGCCCCCCAGCGCGACCAGGCCAAGCGGGTCGCGTGGACCTACCTCAAAGACCTGACCCGGCCGATGTGGAGCAAGCCGCCCAACGAGTCCGAGCTGAAGATCACGATCAACAACGGCCACGGCGGCGAGTCGACGATTTACGTGGCCGGGGCCGACAACTACGACGCGCTGCGCGGCATGTACTTTGACGGCGTGGTGCTGGACGAGGTGGGCCAGATCCGGCCGTCGGCTTGGTACAAGGTGCTGCGACCAGCCCTGTCCGACCGGCGCGGCTGGGCCATCTTCGCCGGAACGCCTGCGGGCAAGAACATGTTCTGGAACCTGCGGGAAGAAGCCCGCATGAACCCCGACACGCACCTGCTGCTGGAGCTGCCCGCGTCCAAGACCGGGATCATTCACCCCGAGGAACTGCGCGACGCGAAGGCGCAGATGACCGAGGACGCGTTCTTGGTCGAATACGAGTGCAGCTTCGACGCGGCCGTGCCGGGCGCGTACTTCGCCAAGCCGATTGGGGAGGCGTACAGCGAGGGGCGCATCGGCAAGCATCCGATCGACCCAGCGTTCCCGGTGAACCTGGTGGCCGACCTGGGCTACACCGACAGCTGCAGCTGGTGGGGCTGGCAGGAGACGCACGACGGGCTGCGGATTGTGGACTTTATGGAGGACGACAACCAGCCGATCCAGCACTACATCGACTGGGTCAAGTCCCGGCCGTACCTGGTGAACCCCAAGGGCATCTTCTTGCCGCACGACGCCCGCGCCAAGAGCCTGCAGACGGGCAAGTCGATCATCGAGCAGTTCCTGCAGAACGGCATCCGGCCCAACCTGGTGCCCGAGATGTCACTCCAGGACGGCATCGAGGCGGCGCGGATGATCATCCCCAGCTGCTGGTTCGACGAGGAGAAGACCTACGAGGGCCTGGAGCACCTGCGTGCGTACATGCGTGAGTGGGACGAAAAGACCCAGACCTACCGCAACCGACCCAAGCACGACCAACACAGCCACGCCAGCGACAGCTTCCGCTACCTGGCTCTTGCTGCGCGTCCAGTGTCGAGAAAATCACGTCGCGTCACTACAATCACATCACTACCGGGTGCTGGCGCGAGCTACGCCTTTGCACTTAATGACATTTGGGACTGCCAGCAGGTGCAGTCCGGAAGGGTTGGATGATGATCAACAGCGCACCGATTACGAGCGACAGCGACTTTGAGAACACGCCAGTGGGCTTGGCTGCCAAGTGGCAGACCGAGATCCAGGCCTCGCAGCAGGAGCTGCTGAAGTTCCACCAGGACGCCAACCGCATCACGCAGCGTTACCTGGACAAGCGCGACGCGTATGCCAAGGACGAGAGCAAGGTGAACTTGTTCTGGTCGACGATGCAGGTGCTGCTGTCGATGCTGTACGCCCGGCCACCCAAGGCCGATGTGGCGCGTTCGTTCCAGGACTATGACGACGACGTGGCGCGTGTGTCCGGCACGATCTTGCAGCGTTTGCTCAACCGGGCGTTCAACGACAACGTCTCGGCCTGGGACTCGGCTGTGCGTCAGGGCATTGAGGACTGGCTGGTGGTGGGCTCTGGCCAGATCTGGCTGCGTTATGAGGTGACGACCGAGCCCTACGAGATCCCGGCCGTGTTTGACGAGCTTGGCCAAGAGATCAGCCCGGCCGCCGAGGCCGAGCGCATCGTCAACGAAGACGCGCCCTGCGACTACATCTACTGGGAAGACTTCTTCTACAGCCCGGCCCGCACATGGCATGAGGTGCGTTGGGTGGCCCGGCGCGTGTTCATGACCAAGGACCAGCTCAAGGCCCGTTTCGGTGAGGACATCGCCAACGTGGTGCCGCTGGGCAACTACAGCAAGAAGGACCAGGTCAACGACCAGTCGCCCAAGAACGACCCTTGGAACAAGGCCGAGGTGTTTGAGATCTGGTGCAAGGAAAACCGCAAGGTGTACTGGTACGCCAAGAGCTGCGACGTGATCCTGGACGTGAAGGACGACCCACTGGGCTTGGACGCGTTCTTCCCATGCCCCAAGCCACTGGCGGCCAACGTCACCAGCTCCAACTTCATGCCGCGTGCGGACTACATCTTTGCGCAGGACCAGTTCAACGAGCTCGACGAGATCAACACGCGGATCACCTGGCTCACGCGCGCGGCCAAGGTGGTGGGCGTGTACGACAAGAGCGCCGAGGGCATCCAGCGCGTGTTCAACCAGGGCTCCGAAAACCAGCTGATCCCTGTGGATAACTGGGCCATGTTCGCTGAGAAGGGTGGCATCAAGGGCCAGGTCGACTGGATTCCGATCGACCAGGTGGTCAACGCCATCGGGCACCTGCGCCAGTATCGCCAGGACAAGGTCATGCAGATCTACGAGGTGCTGGGCATCTCGGACATCATGCGCGGCAGCTCCAAGGCCAGCGAGACGGCGGCCGCTCAGCAGATCAAGGCCCAGTTCGGCTCCACGCGCATCCAGCTCAAGCAGTTCTACATCGCTGACTGGATCACGCAGGCGCTGCGCATCAAGGCCGAGATCATCTGCAAGCACTTCCAGCCCGAGACGATCATTAAGCGCAGCAACATCGAGCGCACGCCCGATGCCCCGCTGGCGCTGCAGGCCGTTCAGCTCCTCAAAGACGAGGAGATGAACGAGTACCGCATCAACATCGAGGCCGACTCGATGGCGGCGCTCGACTGGGCGGCCGAGCGTGATGCCGCTGTGCAGTTCATGCAGGGCCTGGGCGCGTTCATCTCGCAGGTGGCCCCGATGGCTCAGTCGGTGCCGGGTGCTGCGCCTGTGCTGATGTCGCTGCTGCAGTGGAGCGTGAGCAAGTTCCGCGTGTCGACGCAGATCGAGAGCGTGATCGACCAGGCCATTGGTGCCTTGAAGCAGCAGGGCGCTCCCCAGCAGCAGCAACCCAACCCGATGCAAGAGGCCGAGGTGGCCGAGAAGCAGGCTGGCGCTGCACAGCGCATGGCCAAGGCCAAAGACACCAACATGGACGCGATGGCCAAAGAGGCCCAGCTGCGTGCGATGGGTGTCTTGCAGCCCCAGCCCCAGCTGCCACCGGCAGCGCCCCAGATGCCGCCAGTCGGCGGTCCAATGCAGTGAGGTAACAGATGGAAAAAGCCAACGAATTTGCAACGCTGCTGGTCAAGTCCCGATCGCGTGGGCATGTGGCCCACTGGGCGACCGACAGCTACTCGCAGCACATGGCCCTGGCCGCGTTTTACGAGGGCCTGAGCGACCTGACCGACGCGTTTGTCGAGCAGTACCAGGGCTACTACGGCAAGCGCCTGAAAGTCGAGGTCAAGGCCTGCGACATCGACGAAAACATCGCCGACGAGCTGGAAGAACACATGGAGTGGATCGAGCGCTACCGCTACGAGGTGTGCGACCAGGAAGAAACACCGCTGCAGAACTCGATCGACGAGATCGTGGCTCTGTACCAGACGACGATTTACAAACTGCGCATGTTGAAGTGAGGTAGACGATGGACGCACAGGCAATCATCAACGAGCTGCGCAATCGCGGTCGCAAATTTGTCTCTCTTGACAGTCCCCAGGATGGCGATTTGGCCGACCTGGCCATCGACATCGGCGCTGGCTTTGTGCCGGTGGTCGGCACTGCAACTGCAGGTCGCGATTTTGAGCGTGCCCGGCGCGAAAACGACAAGCTGGGCATGGCGCTGTCGAGCCTGGGCATGGTGCCCGTGGTCGGCGGCGTGACGGCTGGCATCAACAAGCTGCGCAAGGGCGCGAAGGCTGCCGACGAGGCAGCTCCTGCGCTGCGCGAGGTGATCGAGCAGGCCGTGAACAAGGCCGACGAAGTGCCCGAGGCGCTGGCCGGGTTTGGCAAGAAAAAAACCAAAGAAGCGGCGCGTCAAAAAGAGATCGAGAAGGCCGCCCGCGAGGCCGACGCCAAGGCCGCTTCCTCTGCCGGTGATTCTGTTGAAGAGACGGTCAAAAAGGCCGGTGGCCAACGCAAGAGCGGCGCACTGCCTGCTGATTTTTACCGCCAGATGGAGAAGCAGCAGGGCGCGGCTGCGGTGCTGCGTGCAGCCCAAAAGGGTGAGCACATCTCGCGGCGTGCCGACGGCTCGATCATCGGCGCACCGCGTCACATCACCAGCGGCGCTGGCCTGGGCGCGATGCGCAAGGGCCTGGACACGCAGTTCGATGAGGGCGTGAACGCGCTCGAGTACGCCGACCCCACCAGGGTGGGCAACTGGTACGACCGCGCCAAGTCTGGCCAGGCCGCGTCCAATGAGCCTTACCAGCTCGACCGGTCGCTCGATGCGACTGCGGTCTATTCGGCCGGCGTGTCGCCTGAGTCCGAGCTGGCGTTCGCGCTCAAGCACCACAACACCCGCGCACTGGGTGCGCCAGAGATGGCCTACCGGGGCGCGGGCATGCGAACACTCGACAAGGCCGTCGAGTCGGGCACCTCTCCAAAGCTGGCCGCCAAGGTGGGCGAGTACCGCGTGAAGAACGACCCGCGTGTGCCGGTGGAGGGCTCGTTCGGTGTGAACGACTTCAGGGCCGCTCAAGGCTTTGGCTACACCGACGCCCAGGGCAAGCCCTGGAAGGCTGGCGTGTCGCAGCAAATGCACCCATTCATGGATGCCGAGACCGCGCTGATGGTCGACCGTGCGAACGCCCGTGCGGCCGGTGGAAAAACCGACTGGACCGGCCCGCACCTGCAGGAGGTGCCTTGGATCTACGGCAAGGCGCAGGACTTGTATGCGCGTGGCCAGAAGGCCACCTACAAGGGCGGCACAGAAGGTGTCGTTCGTGCACTGCGCGACGCCAACAAGACCACCGCCGACTACATGCCCAAGCACACGTTCAGCTCGACCTACGAGTATGTGCCTGGTGCAAACACTGGCCACATCCCCGAGCTGCTGAACGAAACAGACGCAGCCAAAAAGGCATACGGGGACGTCGGCCGATGGGACATCGAAAAGCCAGGCGAGGCTGCGCTGTACGGCATGCCCGAGTCGGTTGGCGCTGGCAACCGCGATGCGATCGCATCTGCGATGGGCCTGCGCCAGCTGCCAACGCAACAGGGCACTGGCGTCTACACGAACACCGCAGGGGTGGTCGAGAACAACCCGGTCACCGTGAGTCAAACCCTGGCCAACTTCCCCACCGGAGACAGCGCGACCTTGCACCCGAATTTCAGGGCCGCAATGGCAGCTGGCGAGCGATTCCGTGCGGCCAACGACGTGCAAGAGGCGGGCGCTGGCCACATCATGTTCACCGGCGGCAATCGCCAGGGCAAGGACGCGCTGTTGGTTGAGATGCCGCGCCAGGCCACGTCGGCTGAGATGGCTGCCATTCAAAACGCGTTGCGCGGCACGGACTACATGCCCAGCGCCAGCGCACGCGGCGTGGCGATCGCCAACTACGGCGACGATGCTGCAGCAAAGGCCGCAGCGCTGCGCACACTGACCGGCAAGAAGAGCCCGCTCACAGGCGTGCTGCCTGAAGGTGCGAGCTTGCAGAAGGCTGGCATCGAGTCGGTTTACGAGCCGCTGCAGTATGGCCAGGGCCAAGCCACCGAGGCTGTGCTGCGAGGCTTTGCCGAGCTGCCAGAGGGCGTGTCCAGGTCTGTCGCTGGCAACCTCAGCGAGTCCGAGGACATCCGCAGCATCATCAAGCAAAAGATGGAGCGCGATGCTCAGTTCCCGTCCGCACGCAAGGACGTGGAGCTGATGCGCAAGTTCTTCAGCGAGGCCGACTGGGCCAAGGCCGTGGAGCTGATGCGCAAAGGTATGGCCCCGGCAGCTGCGGTGGCAGCTCTGGGTTATTCATTGCCAGCGATGGCAGAGGAGGACATGAAGTGACGCGTCGTCGATACGTTCAAGACCGCAAGACAGGTGAGCTGATTGAAGTCACTAACGACTACCAGGCCGAGCTGCGAACCGACTCCGGTGCGCTGTGGGGCGACAGCAGTTATGACGGCCTGCGTGCCACCGACGGCACCGACATCAGCTCCAGGACCAAGCACCGCGAGTACATGAAGGCCAACGGCCTGACCACTGCCGACGATTTCAAGAACACCTGGGCTCAAAACCAGGCCAAGCGTGAGCGCCTTTTCACCGAGGGCGGCACATTCAGCAAGCGCGACATAGAGCGTGCGATTTCACAACTCCAAAGCAGGTAAAACCATGAGCGAACCCACGACAACCATGCGCGATGCTATTGAGGCCGCGTTTGAACAAGCCGACGAGCCACTGCCGTCAGCGCCCGCGCAAGACTTTGCGCCCGAGCCGGTTGCGGCCAGCGAACCAGCGCCAGCTGATGCGCCAGCGGCAGACCCTGCGGCATCGCAGGATCTGAACGCCCTGGCCGAGGACAAACCTGTTGAAAACCAGGATGTTCAACAACCGGAGCGCGACGAAAACGGGAAATTCAAAAAAGCCGAGGGTGTGCAGGCTGGCCCCAAGTCAGGCCCGCGTCAGCCAGGCGAAAGGGCTCCGGCCTCATGGCGTCCTGACATCCGCGAGCACTGGGGCTCACTGCCTGAGCCTGTGCGTGCTGAGATCCAGCGCCGCGAGGTCGAGGTGGCCCGCACGCTGCAAGAAACCGCCGAGGCCCGCAAGACGGCCGAGTCGGTGATGAAGACGATCGAACCCTACCAGGCCTTCATCCGCGCCGAGAACAGCAACCCGCTGCAGGCCATCGACAACTTGATGAGCACGGCGGCGCGTTTGCGCACCGGCACCGCGCCCGAGCTGGCGCAGATGGTGGCCGGGATCGTCAACCAGTTTGGCATCGGCCGCTTTGGCAATGGCTTCATCGAGATGCTGGACGGCGCGTTGGCTGGCCAGACGCCCAAGCAAGACCCGCAGCAGCTGGCGATGGAGCAGGTGCTGAACCAGCGCCTGGCCCCCATGCAGAACATGCTCACGCAGTTCCAGCAGGCGCAGGTCATGCAGCAGCAGCAAGTCGCCCAGGCGGCCCAGACTGAGGTGGCCACATTCCTGGAGCGTGCCGAGTTTGGCAGCGACGTGCGCGAGGACATGGCCGACCTGATCGAGGCGGCTGAGCGTCGTGGCCAGAAACTGACCCTGGCCGATGCCTACAAGAAGGCCTGCATGATGAACGACACGGTGCGCTCGGTGATCTCCCAGCGCGTCAGAGCCCAAGGTGCCCAGCAAGGCACCCAGGCCGCACAAAAGGCCAAGTCAGCTGCCGTTCAGGTTTCTGGCTCGGCCCCGATGGGTGCTTTGAAGCAGGAGACCACAGACGTGCGTTCTGCGATCGAGGCGGCCATCACGATGACCTCAAGGTGATGCCATAATCACACCATGTCGGGAGCAATTCCGACTGGTGTGCCCAAGCACCCCAGCCACCGCAAGCTCATAGGAGACGCCCCCGGCGTCCCACCTGCGACGAAGTCGGACTGTGATCGGTTCGCGTAGGCGCATCTGAACAAGGTGGGCGAAAGCCCGTATCCAACACTCAGATGGAGAGTAATCATGGCATTTCCAAACGTCAGTGACATCGTCGCAACGACGATTCAAAACCGTTCGCGTCAGATCGCGGACAACGTCACCAAAAACAACGCCCTTCTGGCCAAGCTGAATCAGCGCGGCAACGTCAAGACCATTTCTGGCGGTAACGTCATTTTTGAAGAATTGTCGTTCGCTGAAAACGCCAACGCAGGCTTCTACTCTGGTTACGACTTGCTGCCCGTGGCAGCCCAGGACGTGATCAGCGCCGCTGAATTCCAGATCAAGCAGTTCGCAGTTCCAGTCGTTATGAGCGGCTTGGAGATGTTGCAGAACAGCGGCAAAGAGCAATTCATCGACCTGCTGGAGGCCCGTTTGAACGTGGCCGAAAGCACCATGATGAACAAGCTGGCCCAGTCGATCTATTCCGACGGCACTGGTTCCTCGGGCAAAGAAGTCACCGGCCTGAACGCCGCTGTGCCCTCTGACCCAACGACCGGCACCTACGGTGGCATCGATCGCGCTACTTGGGCCTTCTGGCGCTCGCAGCTGTATGACTTCAGCGCCCAGAGCGTGACCGCTTCTGCGTCCACCATCCAGGCCGCGATGAACAAGCTGTGGTCCTCGCTGATCCGCGGCTCCGATCGTCCTGACTTGATCGTCCTGGACAACAACTACTGGACGTTCTACATGGGCAGCTTGCAGGCTCAGCAGCGCTTCACCAGCGCCGAGACCGGCAACCTGGGCTTCCCCACACTGAAGTTCATGGACGCCGACGTGGTCCTGGACGGCGGTATCGGCGGCTACTGCCCTGCCAACACTGGCTTCATGTTGAACACCAAGTACATCAAGTGGCGTCCGCACGCACAGCGCAACATGGTTCCGCTGTCGCCCAACCGCCGCTACGCGATCAACCAGGACGCTGAAGTTCAGATCCTGGCTTGGGCTGGCAACTTGACAAGCTCTGGCGCTCAGTTCCAGGGCCGTCTGCAAGCCTAACTTTTTGGTGGGCCGTCGTGGGTCTCCCTTTCCCGAGGGACTGGGGAGACCCACAACCCCTCGGGTTTTTT